CAGACTTATAGACCTATACTACATCCGAACTATTGCGGTCGGAACCGTGTTCAAAGAACACGCGGGACATGTCTTGTTTCTTAACAAGTTCGATCCAAGGTTTGGCATCGAAACCTTGCATGGTCAAGAACAGCATGAGAGCGGAAACGTCCGCATAACCACCGAACTCGCGTTGACTTAGACGAGCGCGCAACTCCATCGCTGCGTCTGGCAGCAATTTTGTTACAGCGCGATCGACCATTCCTTTGTGAACCTCCTGACGGAAACCGGGTGACAGGAACTGAGCGTAGCGAAGAAGGCTTCCGCCTAAAAGTCTGCGCAGATATGACGAGGTATCATAGCTAGGGCCGTCGCCGTCTTTAGTCCTTTGTTTGTCAACAGCATCGAGAAGTTCTTCGATCGTGTTGAAAACAGACACCACCGTATGGAACACATCATCGTTGTAGATAGGTACAACAAGTGATGTATTCGCGAGGGATTTCATACCGCCAAGTTCGGAAGCTTTAAAGGCTCCGAAGACCCTGGTGTTGTTGATGGTGACGTCCCACGCGTAACGAGATGTCAGACTAGCGAGGTTGGTCTCCGTGTCAAAGTCCATGATACGGCTGTCGAACGCCACGGGGGCTATCAATTGCGGTCTAGGGTCGTAGACACCCTGAGGCTCGAACTCATCAGTAGCGAGGAATACTTCACCGATCTGATTCGTAACAAAAGTCGACGAATCAAACAGGCCACGCACGCGGCTGCCGAAATCGCGTTCTGTAGTAGCGACTTGGTACCACCAACCGTGATCGCGCTCCATTGCAGCGTCGACGCCTGGATGGTGAACCGTGCCGTCAGACTCGATCTTAACACGCACACGTTCGGAAATGAGACAAGCGACCTCGTGGTGACCAGCAGCCTGCAGTTCACCAAGATCGATGTGATAACCGAGGTGAGCGTTCGTGAAACCGCCTTCAACAGCGTGAGTCAAAAAGCTGTGAAGATACTTAGCTGCAGTATCGGTACCGAGAGCCGTGTTGTTGCCATAGGCAGCGGCAACAGCTTCAGCGATACGCTCCTTGGTGGGAACAACGGTCACTGCGTTTTTGAGTTCGATGTCGTTGAATGCGTACACACTCTGAGCTACCGCTTCAGGCCGCGCGGAACGGTGCAGAACATACGACACGGCACGACCACGCAAATCGCGCACCTTCTTCAGACCGAGAGTGCGCGTCACTTCGGATTTGCCGACGATCGCGTAACGTTGGGAGGTTTTCAGCGCAGCGAGAATGATTGGAGCCCAGTTGTTTAGCTTCCAACCGTCATTTAGTGGCGTGATATTTGCAGCATTACCAACGGGCAGGTTCAACGCAGCCTCGACGAACACGTAGTTGTGCGACATTTCTTGCACCACAACGTTATCGCGCCAGGTCTGGGTGACGCTGCCGCGGAATCCACGCAAGGTGGGATCAAGCTCAGCGCGTACACCGATAACAATATCGCCAATGATACCGCTCAACTCGTTTACGTCGAGGAAAGCTTTACCTACAGGGTATAGCGCTTGCGCAACAGCAGCCGCAAACGTTTTAGTAGTATATTTCTTCTGTGATAGGCTAATGCGATCCACACCACCAAGCACACGAACGACTTCTTGCATGCCGATATCCTCGGCGAGACTATTTACGGATACAGCGACGAAAGGGTAATACATGCGCGTGGTAAAGGACCCCTGTTCTTGAATTACGCCGCAGTCTGTAAGATAGCTGTTAAGGATCTCACTCAGAACCATTTGGACTCGCGGGTCAGAGTCGGCCTTAGTAACGGCTTTGAACAGCTCCTTTTGAAGGATAATTGATTCGCCAGGACGCATAGTGTGAACCGGCACTACACTCTCGATGACCGCAGCTACGCGACCGGTTAGAAAGAAACCAGCGCATTTCTCGCGAACGCTAGGATCAGCGGCGCGGCGCATAATCATGTTAAGATTAGGCTTGCTGCGCAGAATAGGTTCTGTCACGACTGTGCCGGCAAGACGGTCGAGGATCGTTGAGTTGATGCGAACGTCGATAGTGTCGGAGGGCAGACTGTAGTTGCCTTCTTCCACTACGTGGATGTAGCGAACCCCGCTGCCGCGGCTAACGTGGTGAACGTCGGAATCTTGGGCTACGCCGCTCTCGAACTCAGAATCTGCACCGATAGGGCCATCAGAGCCAGGCAACATGGTGTCAGAATCCAATGGCATGCCATTCTCACCAGACGTTTTGACCTTACTGACGTTGGATGTACGATTAGTACGGCCAGCGCCTGTGCTTGGGTTGCGAGGTTTGTTTGTTTTGTTAGATGTACTCATTTTGATTCCTTTGTATTATTGATAGGCTACTGCGTGGATAGAGCGACGGATAGAAGCGGCAAACTGAGCGTCGCTAATATTGCTGCCGATTTTTGTTTCGCTTGCATACTCCTTGCCCTTAGCGGACGCGGTTGACCCGACTGCGAGCGTAACGATGCCGCGCTTGTCGTAGGCGGCTGAAAAGTCGCCTTTCTCGCGCATGAGACCTTCGCCTCGTCTGGCTACGAACGCCCACTTATCACCTCCTTCTCCGAAGACGGTCATCGTGGCGTTGGACTTGGTCGCCTCGACTAACAAGTCAACAACTTCGTCATCCGGAGATGAGGGGTTGACTGGGACGTAGAGAGTTACACCCATGTCGGCCGCGAGCGTAGACCAACGGCTAAACATAGGTAGCACCTCGCGCGCAAGACCGGATTTCATGGCCGCGCCACCCATCAAAGAGAGAACATCCTTGACGGAATCGAGGACGACGTCGTAACCGTCGAGCATGGCACCGACGAGTGACAGCGCCGCTTCAGTCTCGTCCAGATCGTAGCCTGAAAGAGGTTCTCCGAAACGAACAACCGCATACTCACCGCCGCCCTCCCCGGCTAATGCGTGGGCGAGAGGCGTTTTGCCAGCATCGGCGGCTCCGACGATAAGGCACAGACCAGCGGGAATTCGTATCTTGCCCAACATTTTGTTCGTAGGGGCTGAACCTGCTGGAGCAGTATTAGGTTTTACGTGCCAACCAGGCTTAGTGGACAAACGTTTGTAGGCCTTAACGTCAGCTGTTTTAACGTCATCCGTAACATCAGATTTGACGCCAGAACGTGACGGCTCTGATAGCACGGACCCGTCGTGGTTAACGACGACGTTAGTACTGCCAAAAGGAAAGGTGAGCAGAGGGGTCGGAACCGACTCACTCGCCCTAAGGTTTGAAAGAAACCTCGCAAATGCGTCTCGGACGACACCTTGCGAGCTAGGCGAAGCTGCATCGTTTAAGCTAACGATGTGCTCCGCGAGTTTGTCTTTGTTTAAAATCATGCTGTCACTCCTTAATGTATGTTGCCTGTGTAATAATGTTTGATAATGTGTTCGAAGTCTGTTACGGGTATGCGCGATACTACCTCATCCAGAACTGCGTCCGAGACATCGGTATCGATGAATTTGTAATGCAATTTGCTGGGGTCTTCGAGTACTTCGCGGTCTGCGGGGGTAAGTCCGCTGTAGGCGAAGGGTGCTTGCTGCTCGGCACTCACGATCATGCTGTGCAAAGTTCCGAAGTGTGGGGCCATCATATCATGGAAAAGACGATCATGAATTTCCCACGCTTGTTCACCAAGCGGGTGCGCACCTCGGTTGTTGATGCGCTCGATCACTCCGATGTACCAGAAGGGCCTGAAATTGCCGCCAATACTGCGCTCGGGCACGTAAATCTTTTCGAAGCCGGTGTGTAAACGTGGCGTCGCAAGATATGTGTTAACTTCTCCTTTCTTAGGTATAAGAAGTTGACCGGAGTACACCGCGCCCTCTTCCCTTGTTACGACGTAATGTCCGTTCTCAAGATTAGACCTAGCCTTGATAAATGCGTCCATTGTCGTCTGGCTGTCGGTATGAATGATTTCGTCATCGCCATTGTTGACGATGCCGATCGCGCCTTGGTTTTTAAGGTACAACAGTTCGTTGCCTAAAACGTTCAACCCCATAGAGTCGAAGATGAACAAAGTCTCTATCACCTTGTTCCCTTTCGCCATTAACGAGGTCCAAGCGTGTCCGGATCTGTTTCCAGCTACCACTTGAGGATCGAGACTTCTAGGGTCGCCAAACCAAGTCCCACGATTGCCGTCCATATCTAGAGGCCTGGAGTAGTAGGGTGAGTAGTATAGCACTCGAGACAACTTAACGAACCTAGGGTCCCAGAATTCAGCTGCAGCGTCGTGCGCGACATCAATGGCCTCCTTATCCATCGACCTGTCGTACTCTTTCACGTCTCCAGCCCATACCAGTTTGCCATTCGTCACCCTCTCGATTTGCTCCTTAGTGTTAATGTGAAACACATCGGGAAACCTCTCGAACATGGATAACATAGTACCTGAGGATATGATCGATAACATGCAGTTGATAGCCCAGGGTCCGGCATGCACCACTCGAGCTCGAGTGGCGCTGAATTCGTCCCAAGCTCTGCCGTCAATAACCACTTTCTTGTCGGCGTTGAACTCTGAGCCGGATTCGCCCTTGGATAAAGCGTACTCCTTGTCGAAGACGAGGCGGTCCTTACCTGGGGTGTCCACCTGATCGCGTTTCTGGATATACATGCTAAACACTATCTCGAACGTATCAGCAAGTTCTAACCAGTCCCCGTTCTCCAACAGGGTAAGTATCCTTTCGAAGTTATCACTCTCATACACAAATTGAGCAAAGTCAAATTTCCACACATGATCGGTGGTGTTCCTCCTCGGTCCGCTGGTCGACTTCTTGGTGATCTTAACGGGTGCGGGAGAGTAATCACCGAATATGATACGCCAGACGTTCATCGCGATTTTCCTTTGCCTATCGGTGTAGCCACGCTTCAACCCGAGTTCTTCACGGTATTTAGCGTTATCTAACATCGTATATGACATAGGGTTCATCATAAAACCGGCGACCGTGCGCAGACGGTCGAAAGTAGTATGGATGCCGTTAATAGCGAAGAGCCTGTCGTCCAACTCCACGGGACAAGCGTCATTTAAAGCATAGCTGAGCTTGGATTGAAAGTTCAGACATCTAGGGTCGAAGGACGACACGCCGGGCAGAACCATCCTAGGAAGCCTAGATACCAGAGGCTTGTTGTGCGCGGCTACACCATTGCCGAACGTATATCGCAAACCGTCAGGTCCTGCCATACTTTTGAGCTTGCCGTATTTCTCGATGTACAGCGAGCTAGTCATTGTCATCGTTAGAAATCTCCTCTGCGCTAGCGGACGCCGGGGCAGCGCCGCGCATCGAAAGCGGCACGTCAAAAGCTTCGAAAGTCTTGACGCCACCAGACTTGCGAGTGATGCGAGACATCTCCTTGTTGTAGATTGAAGAGTTAGCATGTTCGTCGTCCGCGGATTCTTGCCTGCGGTTTGCTTCAGCGAGGTCGTTAATTACGGAGTGGTACGCTACGCGCGGGAGTTCCCAAGTCACAGAATCAAACTCGCCGGTGTACGTAGCGCCAGGTACTCCAGCAAGTACAACCGCTTGAAAACCAAAGAGGTCAGCGAACGAACTAAGGCACTTTAAGAGGCGTTCTTGGTCGTTACGCAATACAATAACAGCCTTGGGACCGCTGAGAGCGATCACATCAGCAACTGTTTCTACGGCAACATACTGCAGTAGACCGTCTTCTGGAAGGGTGTCCCCATATGGTGCAATGAGGCGTTCAGGGAGGTCCGACTTGTTGTCGATGTGCGTTGTGAGTCCGTCAAAAATGTTCATGTTGTAGTCCTTGTTAATAACGTTGGTATGGCCAAGTGATGGCATGTGAAGAATAACGCAAAAGTGTTGAATGGAGATGAGTCTCAGGTCGTCCATTAAAATACCTATTTCATAGGCGCCGCGAGCTACTTTAGGCAGACTGTCGACTAACGCATCATTAGCGTCACCAACAGACGTCTGAACCAGTGTCACGAAATTAGAATCGTTACCGTGGTCGTCAATCAACTTAATGTGTATCATATCCTTTGTCCTTCGCTTTTATGGTTGGTTCACCTGGAATCCTAATAGCTACTACATAGTCGCCGCTCATACCAAGAGACCTTGCCATTTCGCAAATCGATGTTCTTTCACGGACACGGGTGCTATCCTGCACCAGCGATTGCGTGAAATTGTAGTTGAATCCTAAATAGAAACACGCGCGTACCGTCTCGAGGTGCGTGTCCAGTAGCAGTTCGTCTGCTTGTTTCTGGGTGAGATAAATGATCATTTCGTTCTCTAATCTTGATTAGTTTCGCGATCGTCACTGACTCTTGTCTGTCTTTCGGTTTGTAGCTTATAAAGCAAATCTACCGGGCAGAAAGGAAAATGTTGATCTGCGATTTGGAGGTGGAGGCCTCGCGTTTCCGCTTGCCTTGTAACGTAACCCAATTGTTTTTGCAGCGCCGCGTAGCGTTTCGGGTTTTTGAGGCTAGGCTTAGCCACGATATGCTTGTCCTCGAGAACGGACATATACAGATCGTTGTGGATTGCGCTGACGTATTTCGAAAACAACGTAGCTATGATTTCATGAAACGTTTCCTCCTCTGTAGTTGTATAGAAGTGACGCAACCAGTCAATCGTGTTACCATCGCTAAGCAGATAGTTCTGAAAAGAGTCCCTAATGCCGAAGTACGACACGGTGAAATCTGCTACACAACGAGTGAAACCTGAACAAACAAATTTCGATTCGACGTTGAACACGGAGCCGAAATCGTTTCTAAACCATATGTCTGTCAACTGTTTCAATCTTGCGATCGTCTCGCCAGTAATATGTGTTTTGTCTTTTGCAATAATTACATTGATTTGATTCATGTCTATCTCCTAATTTATCGGGTGTCTGACCGATCGGTTAATGGCTCTCTAAGTGACCAAAGAGGATACCTTCTTCTGTTTTAAGCACTAGCCAACGTGCTGCTCCGTCTCTGGGGACCCTGCGGTCCAAGGAGATTTTGCATATACAGAAAGGGCGCTTGACAAAGGCGAACCTAAAAATTTACCGAATCATCCTTGTGGGACTATCG